CATTGATGGTATTCCCACCATGTTTACCCAACAACTTCCTACGATGACCTTGGGTTCCCGTAATGCGTCTGACACGGCGATGAATGGTGCTAATCAGTACTCTGACTACGCCAGTGTTGCTATTGCTAGCGGTCCTGGTCTCTTTCTGACTCAAACGATCAACATGACTGTTGGTACCGGTACTGAGACTGTCAGCGATGGCGAAGTGTTTACGATTGCCAACGTGTTTGCTTGGGATAACCGCCTGCAGGCTAAACTCCCCCACCTCCAGCAGTTCCGGGTTATCGGTAACTATACGGCGGTTAGCGGTGTTGTGGCTGCAATGACTGTGTTCCCGGCTCTGGTTGTGCAGGGTGCGAGCCCCAGCGGTTCGGACTTCAATACCATCTCGAACAACACCGCTAATGCGACTGTTGACTCGATCCCTGGTTCCACCGCTGCGGTTACCTTCCTTGGTACGGCCAGTTCGGCTGTTCGTCCGCGTGTCATCCTGTCCAAGGATGCCATTGTGGTTAATACGGCTGATCTGATCATGCCTGCGACTGGTATTGGTTCTCGTAAGAGCCTTACCAAGGTTCCGATCAGCGTTCGTATGTGGCAGAACTCCGTGTTTAATACTGGCGAACACCAAGTCCGCTTCGACGTGGCCCTCTCGGCTAACGTGGTTGATAGGCGTCGGATCGTCCGTATTAACGGCACCTCTGGCACTGATGCGTAATTGGAAAGGGGGATGACTTCGGTTGTCCCCCGACCACTTTAGGAGAAATCAATGACTGTCCCTACCGTCCTTAATACCTATATTCGCCCGGAGAACGGCTGGGTCCAACTTACGTCAGCCGCTATTGCCCAATTCCTTCGGGTTAATCATACCCCTCATCATATACCGCTATTCCTTGGTTTTGGAACGAGTGCTCCTAGTCTCGTTGGTTCTGCAGCCACAGGTACCGTTACCTTTAGTACTGGTGTGCCGACTGCAACTCAAACTGTTACTGTTGGGTCCGAGACCTATACTTTTGTTGTTACTCGTACCGCTAAATATCAAGTCGCTATCGGTGCAACCAATCTTCTAACTGCAACTAATTTTGCAGCCGCAATTACGTCTGATAGTGCTCTTGTTACTTCGTCTGATACCGGAGGTGTTGTTACACTAACTAGTATTCTTGAAGGTGCTGTTGGTAATTACGCTCTTGCAACTACCGGAACTAATGTTGCTGTTAGTGGTGCTGCTATGACTGGTGGTGTTAATCCTAATACTGGGTTCCGTGTTGATTGTGGTTCTACTTACTTTACTGGTCCTTTCACAGGTAATGTGTACGGACGTATTGCTAACAACTCTAATGATAAAGTTTTCGTTTCGGTGTTTGCCAATTAATGTCTAGCTCCCCCATTCTCACTATCATCACAGAAGCTCTTCGTGAAACTAATCTAATTCCGCTTGGTGTGATCCCCACAGAGAATCAACAAGCGGAAGCCTTTACCTTGCTTCAGTCTATTGTGTCTAGTGTTCTTGGTAATGAGGTGGGGGAGAACCTTAATCCAATGCCATTGGGTCAAGACAATATAACCAGTCCTGTTGGTTATCCTTGGTGGAATAACAGTCTTCCTGGTAATATGTTCATTCAGACTAATGTCAGGATTATGTGTAACCTGACAGCCGAAGGATTTGTTAATCTTCACCCTAAACCACATGATGGTGCCCGTATGGGTGTTGTTGACGTTAGCGGCAACTTTGGTGTGAACGAATTCACAATCTTTGGCAATGGTCGCCAGATTGAGGGTGAGAGTGAAATGACCTACAACACTCCGGGTGAAATCCGTGAGTGGATCTACCGAGAAGATCTCGGTGATTGGGTTGTTGTAAGTCCACTTGATCCTAGCGGAAATATGCCGTTTCCCAGTGAATTTGATGACTTCTTTGTTATCCGTCTGGCTATGCGCCTTAATCCGCGTTATGGTCAGATCATGCATCCGGCATCTATGGAGACCCTAAAGGAGATGACTAGTAAACTTACTGCCCGTTATAGTCAGACTACCACACAACGTCCTGTCGAAAGTGGTCTCCTATATCTCACCCACTGGAATAGGTTCTGGGGTTATGGGGCTTATGGTCCTACCTACGGTGACCCTAATGATATGTTTAATTCCGGGTTCCCTTACTAATGCCATACAGCCGAGGAAAAGAACGTAGAGCTGCTAAACTAGTTAAGTGGCCTGATCTTCGCTACGATCCAAATACTGGGGTCACAAAACTATTTTATTGTGCAGAAGAAGTTCCGGTTGGCTGGGTTGAAAAAAAACCTCGTATTGTTGAAGCGCCTGTTGGAACAACCCTAGATAGAGAAGAACTTGTGTCAGAACTTTATAAAAGAGGTTTAGCAATTGATCCTCTTTGGTGCAACGCCCACATGAAGAAAGTGATTGATCTTGACATCAGTACCCATAGGTAAAGGTGCTTACGAGCGTCTTTACGCTGGAGCTCCGATAGTAGAACTACTTAATCGCTGGTTGGAACAAAACCCTGCCAATCTTCGGGAAGGTACTTCTGTATTAGCCCGCCCAGGTACTACACAAATTGTACCCGCATTCAACCAAGGCTCTTTTACAGGATTTGGTTCTATGCGAGGCAACTACAGTCTTAGTGGTCTTTTTGGTGGCGATCTCTTTGTTGTCTGTGGTTCTAATCTTAATCGCCTAACTGACAACGGTAATGGTACGATAACTGTCACACCAATCACTGGGACTATAGCTGGGACAGGTTGCCCAGAAGTTGCCTGGCAAGCTGGAGCTGGTTATCAGCGTCTTTGGATTTCAGACGGACTTCTTCTACAATATTATGCTGGTCTGTCTACTGCTAATGGTACCTTGACACTGGTTCATGCTGTTGTTGATGGTACAGACGTATTTGAAGTAGGTGGTGTGTACTACGGTTTTGGAACCACATTTAGCGGATCTGATGCTGGTACAATCACTAATCCATTTATTGTCAATCCGACTACAATCGGTACAATTCTAGACCCGCTCAATCAGGTGGTTCTCGCTGTAACTGCTACTGGCACCCCAGGTACCGATTATAGTACCACACTGACTGGACCTAATACCTTGGTCACAGCGGCAAATAATAGTGGCGTTACTCCTGCAACGTCAATACTGTTTAACGCTCTGACTGCCGGAACTGGTGGCGACACTATTACCTTCACAGTGACCTCAGGAAGCGCACTGACGGCAAGCGGTACAGGTACCCTAGCCAATGGTGGTCTCAATGTTCTGCAGGGCTGTACAATGCCTGGAGGGGTTACACCAGGATCTATTACTCAGGTGTCTAGTTATGTACTTGTAGCCGAGTCAAATACTCAAGAATTCTTTTGGGTTGAACCTGGTAATATTACTATTGACCCACTTGACTTCGCTAGTAAGGAGAGTAGTCCCGATCCTATTATCTGTATGAGAGCGGTTGGTGATCAGGTGATGATAATGGGCTCTAAGTCAACAGAGAATTGGTATGCTACCGGTAATCTCGCTGCACCTTTTGCGCCTATTGAAGGTCGTGTGTACGCTAGAGGAGTTATAAATGGAACCCCAGTGGTCGTGGACGATGGTGTTGTTCTGGTCGGCGATGACGGTCGAGTGTATAGTATTGGTTACCAGCCTGGCGATAGTACTGACACGCCTTGGGGTGTGAATAGAATTTCAAATAATGGTATCGAGGAAAGAGTCCGATATCAGATCAGACGAGAGGACGGACTAACCCCATGACAGCTTTGTGGCTAGACGGATTTGATCACTATGGTCCGGGCGGAACTGGACTAACTAATATGCTCGATGGGGCCTATGCTCAGGTTGGGGCTCAACCTGGTCCAGGTGTGCCTTCTTTTGGCGCTAGAACGGGCGAGTATGCTCTTTCAGGCACACAAGTAACCTATGAAGGTGCAAGCTATTTCGGTGGTTATCGTTATGTTCTACCCGCAAGTCAAGCGAAACTATTCGCATCTTTTGGGTTTGCAGTTAACAATCTTCCGACTAATAATTTCCTAAATCAGATCTGTTCTTTCTGTGATAGTGGCAACAATATTATAGCCAGTTTGTTTGTTCAGTCTACTGGAGCAATTGTACTTGCAGATGCTAGTGATGATGTCCTAGCAACTACTCAAGGTCCGGTGATTGTTGCGAGTAATTGGCATCTTATAGAGTTCGAATATGATGAAACTGATCAGACATTTACACTTCGTGTTGACGATGCTAGTGGTACTAATACACCTGCAATAGCGGCCACAGGACTTTCGTTGTCTGGATCTGTTTATCAGTTGAGACTGCTTGACGCACAAGAAGTGTCTGGTGGTCCAGCCCCTGCAGTTACGTGGATGGACGATCTATTCATCCGTAATGCTAGCGGTTCAGTTAACAATAGTTGGCTCGGTGATCGTCGTGTGACCACAATGTTTGCAGACGCAGACACGACTACTATGGGTTGGACACCAAACTTCTACCAGAAACTTGGTGCAGGTATTCTCAATAATACTTTTGTGAGTGGTACTCAAGGAGGAGCTGCGTGGGCTAATTCTGGTACTCAGCAAAATCTTGGTTCTGGTGATTTTACTATTGAAACCTTTGTTCGCTTCAAGACTCTGCCAACGGGTGCTGGTGTGTACTCGACTATCTTTGGTAAGTGGGATGAAACTTTCAATGAGCGCAGTTATCAATTGTTTCTTGGTTCAACCGCACTGAATAATGGTAACCTATGTTGGAGGTATTCCACTGATGGTACTACTGTTGTTGAACCCATCTCGTATCCATGGACCCCAAACCTAGATCAATGGTACAATGTAGCTATTGTACGCGCAAGTGGGCAAGATCTCCTGTTCATTGATGGTATTCAACAAGGTCTTCCTCAGACCGACTCTGCCACCTACTTCAATAGTACTGCGATATGGCAGATTGGTGGTAAGGCTGAAGTGCCTGGTCCGCCGACAGTTAGTACGAGTCTTGATGGATGGTTTGACGAACTTCGTCTAACTGTTGGATTTGCTAGATACACAACAAACTTTACCCCAACTACTGTTGAATTTCCTCGTGGTTCCTCGGACCCTCACTGGGCAGATGTCGGTCTTCTCTGCGGATTTGACACAGCTATTGTGGATGAAAGTTCGTTCGCAACTGCTATGTCTGAATATGGTGCTGTACAGCAAACTGTAAGTGATGGTCCGTCAGTGGGGAACTGGTCAACTCTTGGTACGACTAAACAAGTTCCAGACGACAACACCTTTATGTCTGCCCCATTCATTCCTGCCACAAGTGTGCTGACTGTTACTGTTAATCCTAGTAATGGCAACACCGTAACTGTTGGTACTAAAAATGGTAGCACAGCCGCTGTGTACACATTTAAAACCGCTATTACTACCGCATTTGACGTACTGATTGACACTAATATTCAGAACAGTCTTCAGAACCTCTTCAATGCTATTAATACTGGCTCTGGCGCGGGTACTAAATATGGTACGGGAACGACCGCTAATTTTGATGTTAATGCAATACAACTACCTGCTGGTCAAATGAAAGTAAGTGCTAACATTCCCGGTACTGGTGGTAATAGTATCGCCACATCTGTGTCTGGGATTACAGGCAGTTGGACAGGTTCCACACTAAGTGGTGGTGTCAATATTCCTGGTCCCAGTAATTTTCTGACTCAACGTCTTCCCCCGACTACCACTATCATTAGTGCTATCCAAATTAATACACGATCATATAAGTCAGACGCTGGTGCTGGTTCGATCAATACGGCCTTCATTGGTCCGCTAGGTGGTGTGGTTACTGGTCCAACACATTCTCTTACGGTGAGTCCTGTGTACTACGGAGACATCTATGAGACTGACCCTGACACGTCTGGACCAATTTCCCCGACGACTCTCACGAGTGGTAAGATTGAGATCAATAGGGACGCCTAATGAATGACAGCAGTTGTTTCTCAGCTCTCTCTACTAGGAGCTATAGACACTAATGATGGCAAACCACGAGTCAGCCAACTATCTGTACTTGCTGCTTACGGACCACCTGAAGCAAGATTTGGTTACATTTCGCAGGGAGTTCTTCTTGCAGCTATCGCCCAAGGACATAATGTGACTACTAAAGTTAGCCAACTAACACTTCTAGGCGCATATGGTATGGGTGTGCCAAGTACTGCTAGTCAAGCAGCTTGGACATTCGTGCTTGATGGTCACCGTTTTTATGTTCTGCCGCTTGGACCTGAAGGTGATTGGGCCTACGACATGACAACCCAGGAGTGGTGCCAATTACAGACCCAAGGATTCCCTGGAATGAACTTCACTCATGGCGTTATGTGGGGTCTTCGGGTGATTGGCGGGGACGCACTTTACACCTATCTCTATGAACTTGACCCTAATCAACCCCTAGATGAACAATGGCGTGCGGTTCAACATATGGTGACTGGTGGTATTCCAACTAGAACTCGTTCAGTCATCGGTGTGGCTAACTTCACCGTTACCGCGTCTGTGGGTCTTGAGTCTGAGGATATGGACATTAGTCTTGCCTACAGTGATGATAATGGTATGACCTGGAGTCAAGAGTTTGACATTCCACTAACAGACGCGACTACCCAATCTCTTATTTGGAATGCGCTTGGTAGTTTCGCAGCTCCTGGTAGAGTATTCCGTATTACTGATTATAGTGGTCCTATACGACTGGACGGGGCAGATGTTGTTCTAACTGTTGGTACGGGTGCTGATAGTGGTCAAGATCAGGATGGTCAGCATAGATGACTAAACAGCTAGGTCCTCTTGATTGGCGTATTGCTATTACCGATGGTAATGGTAGACCAACACCCGAATTCCAACGTAGATGGGCTATCCAAAATCAGAATAATCTCCTGGTAGGGGTCACACTGGGGAACGGTCCACCGCCAATCACACCTGTTCCAGTCGATGGACAAGAATACGTAAATACAGCTACAACTCCGTGGACTCTATACGTAAGTCAGAACGGTACGTGGACTATTGTGGGTGTGTACAAATTTACACAGTTGTCAGACGTACCGCATAACTATAGTGGTGCGGCCAACAAACTGGTTGCAGTTAATGCGGGTGCTACTGGTCTTACATTTATCGCCCCTCCAGTAATCCCACCTCTTTTGTCCTATAATGGTCCCCCAGGGTCAGACGGCATTGACGGAGAAGATGGATGGTCAATTCCTGGTCCTCCAGGTAAGGCAGGGGTCGCTGGAGTTAGTGGTCTGTCTGGATACCCTATTCCAGGTATGGATGGGATGGATGGCGATGATGGCTGGACAATTCCTGGTCTGACCATCTCTAATCCTTGGACCATCGGATCAGCAAAAGTGTACTCTGGTTCTGGCGCACCTGCCCCCAATTCACCTCCCGAAGGTTCTCTATATATGAGAACAGATACGGGAGTTGCATACAACTATTTCGGCGCAGGAACCTTAGTGCCTATTGTTGTTATATTAACATCAGGGACTTCGTGGACAGTACCCTCTAATTGGGCGAGTGGTAGTAATACTATTGAATGTATTGGGGGTGGTAGTAATGGTGCCGGTTTTGCCGGTATTGGCGGCACTGGCGGTACCTACTCTAAAATTACAAATCTCGCCCTAACTGCGGGCGGGACTGTGACTTACTCTGTTGGGGCAAGTGGAGGAGGCGACACATGGTTTAATGGTACTTCTGCTTCTGTCGCTTCTGTTACCGCTCCTGGCGGTGGTTCTGCGACTACTGCGATTGGTTCTGCTATTAATTCTGGCGGTGCTGGTGTAAATGGTAGTTCGGGTGGCGGCGGCGGTGGTGGTGCTGGCGGTCCACACGGGGTTGGCGCTAGTGGTGGTTTTATCTCCGGTAGTCCTAATGGCGGCGGTGGTGGCGGCGGCGGTGGTGGTACTGCTGGCTCTAGTGGGACCGGTGGTAATAACTATCTAGGTGCTGGTGGCGGTTCTGCCGGAGGCGCTGCGGGCACTAATGGCGGCGGCGGCGGCGGGGGTCTTAGTTTCTCCAGTGCTGGTGGTGCTGGTGGTGCGGGTGCCGAATGGGTAACTGCTGGTTCTGGTGGTGGCGGTGGTGGCGGTGGTGAAGATGAAACCGGCGGAGCTGGGGGCAACTACGGCGGTGGTGGCGGTGCTGGCGGTAATATCACAGGCGCCTTTGGTTCAGGTGCTGCCGGTGTAATTGTCATCACATATCTGATATCTGCTGCGGGAGCACTTCAGAACTGGGAACCACTATCTAATCTGACTACAATAAAGTCTAGAGGAGTTACAACAACTTCTGGAGCTCAATCCCTGAACTTTACGTCAGGTATGACTGTTTCAGATGACGGGTTTGGTAATGAAACCGTATCTCTCTCCGTTCCATTTCAGGGTATTCCCGGCATGGACGGAGCAGATGGCGACGATGGGTGGTCTATCCTCGGCCCCGCTGGTCCTGTAGGCGCTACTGGCGCGACCAGGGTCTCGGGCTATCCCATTCCGGGGATGGACGGAACTGATGGCGATGATGGATGGCCAATTCCTGGTCCTCCTGGCCCAGTAGGTGCAACAGGACCTTCTGGCGGATTTACAGGTACATATCACACCGTAACCGGGTCAAGGTCTGTTGGCACCACATACACAAACTCTACTGGTAATGTTATGTTCATAGCCGTTACATTCTATCAATCCGGCGGCGCTGGCGTGACTTTGGAGATGGAGATAAATGGCGTTGCGGTCAATGCTGAAACAACCACCGTCGCCGGTGGATATAATAAGACATTATACGGATTTGCTAATCCCGGCGACACATATGCCGTTATCCAGTTTGGCGCCGGTACTATTGTTCAAAATGGCTGGGTTGAACGCTACTAACTAAGAAAGGAACTAAACAATGGCTTCTCCTAACAAAATCGTTCGTATCGGCCCGGTGGCCCTTACCACGACCACGACTACCAATATCTTCAACCCCGGTACTACCACTGGTGGTACGGGTATGCCACTAACGTCTGGCAATCTTTACTTTGTCCTTCGCCATATTCGCGTCACTAATAACACTACTGGTGCGCTTCAGGCAGCTCTCTGGCTCGGTACTACTGGTATTAATACTACAGGTGCATCATATGTTCTTGGTGGTATTGCCAGTGCTGGTGCCTTGACTGATGGTGTCAGCATTCCTGGTTCTGGTGCTGGTAACGTGAACTACGTGGATTGGTACGGTGCTACCCGTATGGACGCTGCCGACTTCCTCGTTGGCGGTGCTAGCGGTGCTGGTCTGACCATCACAATCGACGCGGAGATGGGCGTTAACTAAATATGAGAATCTGGGACGCCACGAAGATTGCAGCAGCTATTAAGCATTTTCTCAAAACAGAAGAACAGGTTGATGTAATTGAGTGGCTTTCCGACCCCGCCAATATAGTATTAGAGAATGATAATGGTGATCTAGCTATATTCGAGTATGGTGTTCAGGCAAATAAAATCTATTCTGGACACTACTATTTTAAATCTCGCGGTAAGCAAGCAATAAAAGCTGGTAAAGCATTTCTTGACGAACTCTTTAATTCATGTTATAATATACACATACTGATAGGTATGGTTCCAATTGAACGCAATGAAGTAAAGTGGATGACTCGTCAACTTGGATTTAAGTCTTATGGCCTTCAAGAAGCTCGTGGAAAACAGTACGAACTCTTTATAATCACAAAGAAAGAATTTAATAATGAGTAGTCTATTTGGTAGTGGTAGTGGGGCTCTTGCTGGTGGGACTAATGCTTCTAGCAGTAACCAGGCTTATCCATATCTTCAGCAAGCCCTTAGTGGAAATGTAAGTAATGGTGCGGGTGCAGGAAACCAACTTGCCAGTATGCTTGGATTGAATGGTACTCCTGCTCAGAACCAAGGATTTACTAATTGGCAAAATAGTACAGGCTATCAGTTCGGTAAACAACAAGGCATGAATTCCATTACTGGTAATGCTGCTACCCAAGGTCTACTCAATTCTGGTGGCACATTAAAGGCCCTAGACACCTACGGACAGAACTATGCAAACACCCAATATGGGAACTACACTAATCAACTTCAAGGTCTACTGAATTCAGGTAATCAGGCAGGTAGTGTAATTGGTAATGCAGGTAATGTGAGTCAAAGTACGGGCACGAATAATATATTTGGTCAGGGCGGTATTCCTGCCGGTATCGGACAACTGTTGGGCAAATAAGACATGGCCCTAATGGATCTTCTTCAATCCTTAATTGACCCCCAATCTTCTCAAGGTGGTGGAGCTAGTTTTGGACAAACTCAAGGAGCTATTGCCCCAGGTCAGTCCGCTGCACCAGGGGGACAGACGAGTACGCCTCTGGCTGAGGTAGTTGTACAAGCTAAGAAAAGAATGGCGCCCCCTGCCCAGTCTGTTGCACCACCCGCTAATCCTGGCCCACTAGCCGCACCTCCTAATATTGGCACTCCTCAAGTTGATCCTGGGGTTCCAGATCAAACACCACAACCCCCAGGTATAAACTACGACAATAGTGGAGCTGCTCAAGCTGTTAATTCGGCTATTTCGGGCGAGCATCCTCGTGGTGGAATGGCTAATAGTGGTGTGTATGGGCTACTTCCTCAGGGTCTTCAGCATGGTACCATGCGTAATATCCTCGGTGCTCTCGGGGACGCCCTTCTTGTGTCCGGTGGGCGACAACCTGCTTATGAAGAGCGGATGCAACGTCAAGAACTCGGCCAAGCTATGGCAGGGATGGATATTAATGATCCGTCATCTGTAGCTGCAGCTAGTCAACGAGCCCTAGCTACTGGTGCAACTGGTGGTGCTGACATCTATGATAAGTCTACCGCACTCGCTGAACAGGCTAGGTTGCGCCAACAGTACATGGAATACAACAATACCTATCGAACCGGAATGCTTGGTGTTAGACAGGAAGCCCAACAAGCACAAGCCGCTGGTATTGCTGATCGATATAGACCACAAATCGGCGGAATGCTGAGCGGTATTAAAGACCCCGCTATATATGCCCAGAAGTACCAATCACTAGCACCTCTTGCTAAACAGATTGGTGGCCCTCTTGCAACCCCAGCTAGTTTGTGGTCTATACCCGAACCTGGTGCCTGGACACCTGACCTAACTGGTACGTATGGTATGACATCTAATAACATTCAACAGGCGTCTGATCGTAGTGCTCAACGAAATGTCAGTATGCGTAATGCTGATGTGAATGCTGGTGCTAGGGTTCAGGCTGCCGGTATCAGTGCTAGTCGTCCAAGTGCGACTACAGAAATTCAAGGACTTGAACAAGCAGTAACCGACGGTAGTGCTACTCCTGCTCAAACTGCTCGGTTCAACTACTTGACTACACACGCCACAGGAAGAGCACCCAGACCCCTACTTAATACGGGTGGTGGTGGAACTGCTCCCCCGGCTGTACCCGCCTCCACAAATCGCAACGCTGCAGTTAGTTATCAAGGAGGAGTCCCGGTATTTACAGAGGAACAAGCTCGGGCTCATGCAACCCCCGGTAATTCTGGTAAGCACTTCTATATCCAAGGTCAACCCGGACTACAGGTCTTCCATTAATGGCTGACCCTTGGGGTCCTGCACAGCCTACACCAACTTCTGGGGGCAATCCCTGGGGTCCTGTAAGTGCGCCTGTACCACAGTCGAATGATCTGTGGCATGAGGTTCTTGGTTATGCTGGTGGTAATAATGACACTGTAAATAAACTGGGCAACGCTGCTGGTGCGGTGTACAAACAAGCTGTCGCCAGCGGACCAATTATGAATGGTCTTCCTGGTGTTGCTGATGTGATCTCAGCAGTTCCTGGTTTGCATGATGTTGGTCAGAGTCAGGTTGCTCAGGGTATCCAGAAAGTCCTTCCGCCGCTTATGGGCGGCCGTACCCCTGGTGTACGTGACATCATGGAGCAGTCTGGTTTTGGTCGTCAACCGGGTGAGACGGACGCGCAGTTACATCAGCGTTACAACCAAGGTCTGACTGACATCAACCAGCAAACTACCGCCGAAGCGACTGCTAATCAAATTGGCAATGCTAATGGTAGTCTTGGTGACAAAGCCGCTCGTGTGGGCCAACAGGTCCTCAATATTGGTGCGGGTGTTGCTGCTAATCCCCAGTATCTTCTTGCTCCTCAGATGGGTCTTGGTGCCGGTATGGCTGGTCGTCTTGGTGGTGCTATGGCGGGTAATGCTATTATAGGCGCTGCTGGAGATGCGGCTGCTCAGATGATGGATATGGCTCAGGGTCAGAAGAAAGACTTCGACATTGAGCAGAACCTTAAGTCTGCTATGATTGGTGGTGCTGTGGGTGGCGCTATTCACGGGGCCGTAGAGGTCAGTCCATTTGTCAAGGGCCTCTTCGGTAACAGAGGTATTGACACAACCCCACAGGCTGATCCTAGGCCCAGTCAGATAACGCCTATGACACAGGATCATGTGCAACTTAATGCACAAGACCATGCTCAGTATCAGCAACTGTTGCAGACTGGTAGTGTGGACGACATCAAGAACTTCTTCCAGGGTAGGCAAGGTCCTCAGCCTAACTGGCAGGATGTCAATACCTGGGTTGAACATCGTGATGGACAGAGCCGTACTGGTCCAGTTCAACAGACGCTGCAACCAGATTTCAACTATCAGGATCAATACAATCAACACGCGGAGATGGTACAGAATGAACAGCACCGCCAAAATGTTGAAGATCATGTCAACAACCAGACTGCTGGCTGGACTAATGCTCCTAATGTGGAGGTTGTTCATGGGCCTGCTGACATTGCTGATCCTGGAGTTCGCGCTCAAGCACTAAAAGAAGATAGACCGGGTAGTTCTAGTGAAGGCGCTCCCGGATTCTATGGTAAGGACGGTACTGTTCGAATTTACAGTGGCCGTAACGCCACCCCTGAAGATGTGAATGCACTCTTGTATCATGAGGGCCTTGGCCACTTTGGTCTTGCCCAACAGTTCGGGGACAAACTTGATAGTACTCTGACTAGTCTTCTTGATCGTAATGTGAACCAACTGAGTCGCGACACAGACGCTTGGCAGAAAGCAAATCCCAAGGCGTATGGTGGTAACAGATTACGGGCTGCCGAGGAAGTTCTGGCTGAACGGTCTGAGAGTGGTGCTATGCCAAAGAACTGGAAGGACGCCATGGAAAGTGCTGTCCGCCAGTTTGGTCGTAAGATGGGGCTTAATCTCAGCTATAATGATGCGGAAGTGAGTCATATTCTTGCTATGTCTCATGACGCTGTGATTAACGGCAAGTCTGGTGCTCGTGAGAATGGGTTCAACAGTGCTGGTAATCGGTTCATGTTTATCGGAAAGAACTCTCGTGGATTTGACCCATATGATGCGGGCACTTTCAGAGCGTCTGATGGCCAACAGCGTTCTGAAATTAGCGATAAAGATGCTAAACTTATTCCTCATCTCCAAGGCCCCACACTAGCGGATCACCTAGATCACCCAGAGTTGTTTGATCGATACCCTGAGCTACGCGATATTCCTGTGTCTTATAAACCTCCTGCTGGTTCAGACGGAGCGTACTGGGCTAAGGAACAGGGTGGTCCTCACATTGCAATTAGGCCAGATTCCCCTGACGTACTTAGGTCAGTTCTGCATGAAACGCAACACGCAATTCAAGATATTGAAGGCTATCCCGATTTCAGAAAACTAGTTAATAATGGCGAAACTACTTCTAAGAATAGTGAATTTGGTTATCGAGATCACCCTAGCGAACAAGAAGCCTTTACCACTGAGGATAGGGCTGGTATGTCTATGCGTGAACGTGATGCTAATCCAATCAAGTTCATGCGGTCTAGAGATGAAGACGGTAAACCCCCTTATCTCGGGTTCAACCGTAGAACAGGCGATACTGATTCGCCTGCGTATCAAGACACACTAAAAGATTTTATAAATAGTGTCGAAAATTTCACCAGTAAACATACCGAGGAGATTAGTAGGTTTCAACAAAGTGCTGAACGGTATAAGAAAGACTGGGAAGAGGGGCGGAAAGGTTCATTTGATGGGCCTCCTAGTGAAAGTCAGGAAATTGCAACCTCTCGCAGGCTTGCACTATTCAATATGCTTGATAAAGAATTGTCTGGTTTTCATGAAGCAGATATTCATAATCTTAAGTCTAGCCTAGAAAGCCCATATAGTCATGAGAGTTATATGGATGCTCTTTATGCGAAAGCTAATGAAAGTCTATCTAAAGATCAGAATAAGTTCATGACTCGTGCCCAACAACTTCGGAATCAAATTGCTCGTACTGGTTATATCCCCGAAGATCTTCAAGGCATTCATGACGAAGTTGAGAAGTACAATGAAGGTAAGGAACCAATCAGTTGGGAAGAAACCCGCGCCAGAGCTTTTGAACTTGGCCTCAACCCTAATAAGATTCCTCAAGTCAAACAAGGTGAACTGACTGCTCGTATCATGCGTGCTGGTGCTAGTGCTGACTTGGCTGCCGCAAAGGCTGATGACATTTTAAGTCG